ACCAGTTCTCCCGGCGTTTAGCCGATGCCTTGGATACAAACCGAACAATCACGTCACACTTTCCGGCTATCGCTTCGACCATCTCGGGCTGAAACGTCAGGTCGCTATCGCGGTAACCCATGTTGCGGGCGGCGCGCTGCACCTCGTGGAGCGTTTCAAAGCGATACCCTTCGAGCTCGTACTTGATGCGTCGAATGTATCCCTTAAATAGATTGCCCGCTTTTTCGACAGTAGCAAAAACGCCCTCGGGCTGTTCTCGCCAGCGGTCTGGATTGCGCCGAAACTCTTCGAACGTTGGAAATCCGTGCTTGGTTACGTCGAATTCAATCTCTTCAAAATCGACCATTGAAGCGATTCAAGAGCACTCTAGCGGTAAACAATACGTTTACATTTAGTCGAGCAGGAACAGGCCCAGCGCAATTCCGATCGAGATCCCGCAGATAAACATCATGCGCGGATCCGCTTGTCCGCAAAGCTCAATCATGCGCCCTTGCCCATAGAAAGCGCGCGCCTGAGGTTGCCGGTGTTAGCCGTTGCGGGCCTCTTGTCGGCGTCAGCCGCACCGCCTGAACTGCCCGATGCTGCGGATGGCGTTGGCTCGGCTTGAGCGGGCGCAGTGAGCGGAGCAATCGTGGACGGGAATAGCGGCGGGTCTTGCTCCTCTGCGATCTGAACCTTCTCGGTGTCGTAATCGTATTCAGTGATCTCAAGCTCTTTTGCGACAATTGTTGCGGCCCTTGAGCGCGCGATATAGCCGCAATCCTCAGCGAGCTTCACGTCTTTAATCTTAGCCGAGCGGTCCTGCGAAAGAAGCTCCGGCAGCGTCACTTCGCAATCGGCGTCCATGCCGTTTCTGCGCATGAGCTCAGCCCAAAGCTTGCGGATCGTTTCCTCAATAAAGATCTGGCGGCCTCTCATTTTCTTAGCCACTGGCTCAGTACCAACCAGCGCCGATGCGCGTGTAGCGCCGCCGCCAACGTGCGTGCCGAAATAGCTGATGGGGATTTGTGCGCCTGCAGCGATTTTATTTAGGCACCATTCAAACGCGAGGTTGTCCCCGCCGTGGCTTGCGCCGCTATTTCCCAAATACTCGCGCTTCACTTTGGAGGTGTGAACAAATTCCGATCCTGCGGGCGGGAGTGTGCCTAATGCCTCTTGCTCTGACGCGTAATTGGCAACGTCGTCAATGCTGCCTTCAATCGTCGTATCAATCGCCCATGCGGTAGCCTTCTGCATGGCCAAAAGCGAGTAATCGACCGAATCGCGCAGGCGCTTTAAGTCGCCCAATATCGGGTAAAGGTCCGAGCGTCCGCGCTTCTCGTTCGAAACGCTATTGAGCTTGCGGTGCATGATCTGGCTTGCCGGGATTTGTTGAATAATGAATTTTGTGGTCGGCACGTTCTCATCGCCGTCCTTGCCGCCAAAGATTTGATACTGCGTGGGGTAAATGAACGTGTAATTCAGGACCCGCGTAATATCCTCGGGGTAAGTGACAACCTCCCAGCACGCGCTCGGATCCATGAGCCTGACGCGCGGGATTTTTCCCGTTGGGATATTCTGCGTCTGGTAAGTAATCTTGGTTTGGTTGTCCGGTAACCACCACCAAAGATGCTCGCCGTAAATGGATGACTCTCTACAAAATTGGTCCATTTGCGTTTGAAGGTCATTGGCCTCTTCAAATGCATGCCAGAGCGCTAGCGCCTTCAAATCCTGGCTATCGACACGATAGCCCCGGCCTAGAGCGAAGTCGCGCGTGATGTGGACAATGGCGCGCGCGAACGGGTCGTGATTGTACGCCTGAAATGAGAGCGCACACATCTTTTGAAAGTCGTAGAGGTAGAGCTGCTTATTAAACGGGCCCCCGAGCAGCGGAACATAGTCGTCGCCTACTAGTCCCGCGTTTGCTGAGCTATAGCCCCCAGGCAGGGGCCCGCCTGCCGTCGCGAGCGGCCCGTCAGAGAGGAACGGGTCACTATTTTCGCGCATGGGCAGAAGCTTGACGGGCTTAGGGTTTCTAAACGCCTCGAGGAATGATTCGCGCTTTAAGCGCTTAAACTTGTAGCCGCCCTTGTTATCAGTGTGGAGCACTAGCGCGTCGATTTGAATGTTCTTGTCGCTCTCGGCAAGTTTCACGACGTCCGCGACAGTGCGGGCGGTTGCAACCGTGCCATCGAACGGGCGCGCGCGGTCGTCAATCTCGTATCGGCTCGGGTCAAATTCCTTACCCTTGATTACCTTGGCGCGCTCGGGCTGTGCGGGTTTCGCTTCTCGCTTCTTGCTCATAGGTTCCCCTGCTCTGTCAGCCACTCGTGAAAGTCTTCGAACGGGGGCGGCTCCTCGTCCGGCAGATCGTCTGACGCGGGGATGCTCACGCACCTGCATCCAATGTGGGCCGGCGCCGCCGTCGCATCGCAATCGTCATCCGAATGCTTGCCGTCTAATTGTGCTTCGATCTCCGACGACAGCAACCCGTCGCGCCAGGAGCAGCACTCGTCGGTGTGGCTATCGAGAATGGCCTTCCACATCATGTCAGTGACGCCGTTCTCTTTTGCCGCAGCATTGTCGCCGTCACGCACTTGGCGCACGAAGTCTTCTGTTAACTCGTTCTCTAACTCCCACTTGTAGCGCTCGGTAAACGTCACGCTGCCATCGGGCTCAATCTGGTAGAAGTTGACTAGATCTGCCGGCCCGCGCTTGTAGAGATCCGCGGGTAATTCATCCGCGAGATAATCCGCCGTCATTTGATCAAGCACTTCTTGGGACGCTACACCAGTTGTGAGCTCGTAATTACCTTCAGCGTCTAGCGGGTAATCCCACTGCTCGTCGGGCGCCTCGACTGGCTTTAATTTGCGCACGCCCTCCGCGAACACGGCTTCTTTCAGCGTGTTGGGAGGGCGTTTTGGCGTAGGCACGCCGGGAGGGAACGCGCGGTCAACGCGCTCGAGGATCTCGTTTGGTTTCTCCTCGAGCAGTTGCCCTAATTTGATTGCGTCTTTGACCCTGTGGAGTAGGCGCGAAAGATAAAGCTCAATGCGCCCCGAGAGCGCACCGCCTGCGGGCGCCGGACGCTCCATTTGGCGTTTGATGGCCTCAAACGAGAGGTCATGCGTCTGTTGCTTTCCTAGCGCACGCGCCTGGGCCGATACTGCGCCCATGTGAGATAGCGCGTAGCTCGAGGTGCGCAAATCCAGCGCCTGGCGGTAAAGCTCCATGCCAGCCACGAGAAATATCTGCTCTACCCGGAGCATTCTGTCCTGCAATCCTCGCGCGGGAATGCCATGGATAAACATCGGTGTGAGCATTGCCTTTGTGCGCTCCTTCAGCGCATACAGCACGGCGTCACAGGCGTTCAGATACTTATTGAGAATGCCCTCGAGCGCGAGATCCCTTTGCCGGATGAAATCGGCGTAGCGCTTGGAATCGGATAGGGGGCGTTTGCGCTTAGACACATTCCCCCAGCGGGCACGATACTGCTCGACTTCCTGGAGGACCGAAACCGAAGGATGGGCAAGCGGTGTCTTGAGCCCGGGTATTGTTGGGTTGGCCGCACCGCTCGCCTACGCTCGTGCCCGTCACGTTATGATCAACGGCCATGGTGCGATTCAACAGCGCTTGTATTGTAAACAAAATGTTTACATTGACGAGTAAGCGTAATTATTTTTCACTCATCACATGGTGAGACACGGGTTACCGAAGCGAGAGAAAAAGGGCGAATCTCCGGTGTGGTCCACGCGCCTTAAGCGCGAGGCTCATGAGAAAATGGCGCAGCTTCAGGCGCATAGCGTGGACGTACCCAAGCTTGTTCAGGCGTGCATTTACGAGTGCCTCGAGCGCGCCGCTAAAGAAGCTGGCGTTTAGAGGAGCGGTCTCGCCTTTCGGATCCGGCCGGTGTGTGGATTGAGCGCGACTAAATCCCCGGCGCGGATCTTTTCCTCGGCGACGGCCACGGTAAAATAGGTATCTGGCAACATCACATCGACCGTCTTCTTTACCCTCTTTGGCGTCTTAATGACGTATTTCTTGGCGGGCGCTCTCTTCTTTTTCAATTTACCGCTCCAAAAACTCGCGGCGGAGATATTCGAGCTCATCCCGCTCTTTGCGGAGTGCCTCTATCTCGGCGAGCAGCTCCAAAATTATATCCGTATTGTCTCCAAAATTGGGCAGCAGATCCGGCGCAACCATGTCCCTAATTTCCTGCTCGCGCCCTTCTGTTAGTCTGCCCATTTACCGCCTAACTACCACAAGCTTTCCAACGCCGCCAGACGCTTCAATCGGAGCGTAAACGCAAAGCGGGTACCCTAGCGCGTCGGACGCGTGCGTGAGGCTGCTGTCCGTTTTCTGATCGAGCATGCCGTCAGCACCATCTTTCCAGGATGTGCGCTCGAGATCGCGCCTGAGCTTTGCGCAGTTGATGGGATGGTAATACGCAGTGGTACTGCCGTCAGCGGCTCTTAGGCGCTTATTGACCGTGTTCACGCGGTGTTTGACGGGCGGATTGGCCTTTGGTGTGTCGTTAGTCCACGAGAGTTTTGCGCGGGTGAGCGCTGCCGTAATAATATCGTAATCGCTCTGTGTTGCCTTTGAGCTGCGCGATTCGCCCGTGGCGTCGCCGCAGATGCGCACTTGAGGGCGGCCCTCAAGTAACCCTTGGTCACGGAGTACTTCAAGCTTATCGACTAAGACGCCTGCGCACTCTTCGGTGTTGGTGTTATCGACCGCGATCTCGTCGAATGCATATGATTCGCGATTGCGAAATTGCATGAGCACCCAGCGCATATGGCCCACGTTGAAGTCGCACCCGAGCACGACGGGTAAATGCGGCGCAACTAAGTTCATATCAAACGTAAAGGGCGACTTATACGCGTGGTTATGCTCGCCGTTCGATGTGTAGGCTTTGCCGGTATGGAGATCACGGAACTCAGCGCCGATCTCTTGGGCAAACTCCGCATCAGACATGTCGCGCTTGGCGCTCTCAATTTCATCAGGCGTCCACCACCACGCCTCCCACGATGGTGCGTGAAACGCGGCCCACTCGCCGGTCTGGTCCATGCGGGCGCGCTCAAACAGATCATAGAAGTGCTCAAACCCATTAGCTGTAGACAAAAAGTCACACCAACCCTTACGCGCGGCGAGCATGGGGCGCACGATCCGCGGCCAGAGGTTCTTGTCTTGCTGGCGCACTTCGTCGATAATGCAGCCATCAAGCGTTTCGGCGCGCAGGTTTTCAAACACTTCGCCAGACTTATAGAACACCGTTGCGCCGTTGATAAACGTGATCTTGCGCTCGGTCTCATTGGGCTTACACGCGAGTAACTCTGCCGGTGTCTGTTTCCAATGGCGATTGAAGGCGACTTCAGCAACGTCGCTCGTGGGCTCAATGAACCAATAGATCCCGCCCGCACGCCCCTGGAGCGGCTTATAGGTCATCTTGTCGATGCCGTAAGTCGTCTTTCCCGATTGGCGCCCGAAGCACGCGACGTTAAAGCGGGCCTTCGATTCACTGATTCTTTTTTGCGCCGGCGTCCTGCGACGCATCTGGAGCGTGATTTCTCTGCTCATCCTGCTCATCCGCCCACGCGACCTGAAGCACCAGTTTTCCGGTATCGGGCGTCTTGTCGTCTACTTCGATCGCGCGGCGCTTGGGATACAAGTACTGCATGAGCTCAAGTAGCACCCACGCCTGATCCTTGGGCTCAAGGTGCCCGCCGTTAATAATCGCGCAAAGCCTTGGGACAATCTCTAGCTCGTTGGCCTCTAAGATCTCTTGCAGCGCCTGCGTGCGCTTGTTTGGCGTGCCCTTCGCACGCCCGCCTAGCTTTGCGTGGCCCTTTTCAAAGGGCTTACCCCGAGGTGGCATACCTTACGCGTTAGACACCGTAGTGACTGCGATGCCGCTTGGCGGCAGGATTTTGAAGGTTTGAAGCTGAGCGCCCAGGTTGTCTAAGTTCACAATGTCGATTGCTTGCGGTGAGGCGACACCCTTCGCATTGACTGTCGAGATTTTCACTCCAGCGCCCTTCGAAGGAACCAAGACATAATCAAATGCTCCGCCTGAATAACTGGTTACGGTCACTTCAAAACCGCCGCCGAACTCCGAGGGCACTGGCGTATTTGAATCAATGGTGACTGTGGAGACCGTCCCGGGAAACCTGACTTGGATTTCCGACAAGGACGGAATTTGATAGGGCGATTGGATCCCGGTGCAATCGTCAGTCACGATCAGCGATACGGAGCCACGCAACAGATCGCCTTGAACATAATTAATGACTTCGACGCTGAGTGCCATATGGTTTCCTCTGTTCAATTAATCGCAGATTAAAACTGCCGTTAACTTAGTCGTTGCCGAGATGACCGCCGACGTAGACACAATCGGTATTCTTTGCGCTTCCGGTGGGAGAAGATCCAAACACTGGAATGCGGATCCGCCAGGCGCATAATTTGTGTCAGGCGTCGTAAATGTCCCGTCGGTATAGACGCGCGATGCCGTAACGTAAGAGACGCCTGCAACGGGGATGAATGTTGCCTGATAGATGCCGGTCAACACTTCCGAAACGGCAAGCGATGAGACCAGTGTCATCGCCCCGGCCGTATTGTCAAAGACTTGCGCCCGAGATCGTGAAGCCAGCCCCGAATCAATCCAGATTGTTTGAATTGTGACCCTTAAGCCAGCTTGAACACTCATGACCAAACCCCTTCACTTAAATTTAGCATCCGACAAGTGCCCGGATCTTATTCAGCACGGCCTTCTGTTTTTGACCGACCTTGCGGGTACAAATGGTGTTGTCAAATGGGGCGGGCGGCGGGGCTACTTTCTTGTTATCTGCGAAGGCGAATCCCACCATGAATAGAAACATGAACATCTCTAAACTCCGTCTGCCGTATAGATGGCGGTAGTGAAAAATGGGTCCGCTAGGACTTTGGTATACAGGGCCGTAAGTAGACTGATGTTGGGAAACACCGTTGTTGGCACTAGGGCCACTTCAATGACTTGTGACGTGATTGGATCGTCGCCAGCGTTATAGGTGTCACTGCTGAGGTACCCGTCAACCGTGACCTCTGCGGTGTGATTGTACATGCTGGCGACGATCGAACCGATGACCCAAAAGGTTGCCTGCGCTCCAGTCGGTAAAGTCTGAGTTAAAGCCAGTGACATGCCTTCGCTCCTTAATTATTCAACGCTGCCGTGTAGAGCCAATTCCAAGACGCCGTACCCGTCCCGCCAGCCGTGTTCACAACCCACAACTGGAGCGTGCTGTTAGCCGCCATCGCTTTGATGGTATTCGCGCCCGAGCTTTGAACCGTGACCGTCCCCGAACTCGCGTTGGTAATGTAAAATGTGTAACCATTCGTGAGTGTCGTCGCGACCGGTAGCTTTACCGTCTGCGTCGTCGTTCCAGTGAATGTCTGATAGTACGTCGAGCCCACTGTAAGCGTCGTCGTGCCCGCAGCGGTCGCCGTCGTCGTAAATCCATTGATCACGTTGTTGCCGGACAGATTCTTGTTGGCGTCAAATTTCGCGATAACGGAGGCCGTAGGCGTCGAAGTCGCAGAAGTTCTTGCTGTAGTATTCGCGGTGAAACTCGTGTGATCTGCAGCGCTCATGCACCCGGCGACCGAATCGGTAGCCGTCGTGCAACTCCAGGTTGATGTGGAGGCAGTATAAACGATCGGAGCGGTCGCTACCGGAGTAAAGGGCCC